TTGACAACAGCTACAGACTGTGTTCCTTCACTATTACAAAGAGAGATTGTTACTAAGATGTTCGGGAAAGACATCGGTAATCATTGGTATATACTAATGACTAAGAGGAATTTCCAGAAAATCAATAGTTATGACAAGATATCATATACGACTGGTCAGCCTATGGGTTTATTAAGCTCATGGGCCTTACTAGCGTTATGGCATCATGTTATATTACAATCTATCCTAAGAGTTCTCCGAATTCCAAGGACGGACTCTACCTATGGTTTTGTTAACTATCTCATTATCGGTGATGACGTAGCAATGCGTGGTAATAGAGTTTACACTCTCTATAACAACGTAGTACTACGATGGCTTAATATTCCAGCATCAGAGTTAAAGGGGTTTACCCCTAAGACTCTGGACTTGAGTATTAACCCAATCAAACCCAATGATCCATATCACCGTGAAACAAATGAACTTATAGCAGTTGAAATTGCTAAAAGGATATTTGTTAACGGCTTTGAAATCACTCCAGTATCTCCTGTTTGTATAAAAGCAGGACTGGAGTTACCTTCAGACTTTCCATCTATGCTCGACGAGCTGGATAGAAGAGGATATGAAAGATTTAGTTCACTCGACCGCGCCATCGTCCTTTCAGACTTGAATTTTAATCCAAGTTCAGCAATCAGTCTGGCGTCATTTCCGATGTCCAGATCCCCTCAATTTGAAGGGACCCCTGGCTCACTCGAAGACGACTCAAAACTGAGTAAATCTCCATGGTTGAAACCAGATTGGTCAGATTCTGATAATCAGAAACTAATCAAAATGGTAGTCGACTCATTGAGAAACCGACTGAATACTGGTATAAGTGACGTATATTCAACCATAATGCCATATATGGATTATGATTGCGTATACGAACCTATACAACTGAAATACGGACGACAGTTGACATCACAAGGTCTTAACCGCCTATTTACTTACGTATATAGGAAGTGTCAAGACCTCGTAACGGACTGGGCTACGGACTTCTCTCGAGAAGGTACCCGTGAGTTCTGGTTAGGTGGAAATGTAAATCCAGTAGAGTTCAAGAAGTATCTTGGAAGGATGCATGTAATATTCGATATTACAGTAGCCTTAGAAGGTACTTCCCAAGTCTTAGATGAAAAGAGATTTTCATCCAAGTTTCTGATGGAAATTGTAAAAGATTTCCTCAAAGCTCAAAACAAATAGGGCGCCTTCCAAAAGAAGGTAAC